TCTGTCTTTGCTACTTGTTCGGCGTGGTATTGTTTTTTATCTACCGAGAAATTATGAGTAACAGTCCAAATTGTTGGATCGCTTCCAGAGTCTTTCGACCAACTAAAACCAAGATACAAAACCTCTCCAACATCCGCCCCTTCGTATGGTGTTGAGTTTCTTTTTCCTATTAGATCTGCAAAAGCCGAAAGTTCGGGAAACTCATAGGATTTGACGGTTGTTGTAAATGTCCAATTAGTCCAAGTCACTGTTGTTGGTTGCCCGCCAGCGTCAATTAGTTCACCGCCGATGTCATCTTTGTCAGGATCGCTTGAAGAATTGCCAGCCGCTTTTGCTCTAAATAAATTTTTGCTAGTTCCAGCGACGCTTCCCTGAGTTGTTATCCATTCAATATCTACGCCCGAGCCGGTACCATCGGGCGGTACTTCTTGGTTTTGGTCTGTTGTATATTTAAGAACAAACTCCCAACCCTCTGTTTCTCCCTCAAGTTTTGACCAAGACTTTGAGCCGTAATATCTAGCCGAAACTGCTACCGATACATTGTTGACGAGCATTGTTCCGACTTGGTATGTGCTTGTAAACGGCGGAACACTAGCGTCCATTTCCGCTATTGCTGTTTGTATGTTACTTGTTCCGGTTACATAAAAGTGCCGGTCAATTGTTCGAACACCGGAAGTAGCATCAATGCTTCCCGACCTTGTTCCATTTAGTTTTTCTGCTACAGCCATAGTTTACCCTTAAGATGGAATTGTTACCGTTTGCGATGATGTTGTATTTGTTAGTTTGTCAGCCACTTTTTCTTGGGCTTGAGCAATTCTTTGAAGCAGTGAAACTTGCTTCGTTTGCAAATCTACCCCTCTTCTTGCAATAGTAAAAGAACCAAGAGCCGTCGAAACAGAAGCGGTAACAGATCCACCACCACCCTCTGAAGACGTTTTGGCAGTTGATTTGCCAGCCATTTCAATTGCTTGCATTTGGTTTATGATTGCAAGTTGGGCTTCGGTTGCTCCCTTTTTCATAGCCTCATATCGGGCTTCAATTGCAAGAGTTCTGGCTTTTTCTTCGTCGCCCGATTGTTTAGCAAGCATGATGTCTAGTTTTGTTTGCAGACTCATGGTTTTTTCTAATCTTGCTTTTGCCGCTTCTTCGTCCGCTTTTTTCTTTGCCGCATTTGCTCGATTGTTTTCTCTGATTTCAGCGTCCGCTTTGTCTACTGCCGCTTGATCAAAAGCCTCTAATTCTCTCCGTTGATTTTGTCTAAAAAGTTCAAATGCTTTGTCAAATCTTTCTTTTTCAGCATCAATGGCTTCTTGGGTTCGACTCTTATTTGCTTCTTTTGTCTTTGCTTCAAATGCCTCAAGTAAAGCAACTCGCTCTCGTTCTTGCTTGAGTCGCAACTTATCTCGGTCATTAGTTTGTTGAGCCATTTCCGCTTCTTCTTGCATAGCCCTCATTAAAGCGTCGGTCATATCAGACAATTCTTGGCGGTGTTTTTGTCTTTCGTTATATGCTTCCAACTCTTTTTTGGCAGCCCGTTCTGTTGCGGCTGATCTTGCATCAATTGCTCTTCTTAGTTCTTTTTCTCCACTAATCCAAGTGCCGATCCCTCGACCAATTGCCATGAATTGAGATAAAACCGGAATGCCAGCCGCTTCAATAGCGTCCATTGCTCCCGACATTTTTTGACTTGCGTTTGCGGTGCTATCGGTTACAGCGTTTAATACACCGTCCAGACCGTTCCAAACTTGCTGGGCTATTGCTCCAACTTGTTGGATAACGCCCATTTTGCTTGCAAACTCTGTCCAAGACTTTTCGGCTTTTGATGCAAGGTTTGCCGACTCTTGCTCTATTTTTTTGGCAGCGTTGTTTACAGCACGTTCAGCACTTTTTAGCCCCTTCGTTAATTCTTCCGTTTGGGCTTCAATTGCTACGGTTACTGTTCCTATATTGTCTGCCATTTGTATTATTCCTCGAAGGTTGCAAACTCGCTCAAAAACTCGACATAATCACGGTCGGACATAGGAACATCGGATTCCATTTGCCTTATATAACTAATTCTATCAAGAAGAAGCAAGAACAAATCAATCGGCAAGTCAAGGGGGTTTCCAAATCCAGAAAAATTGCGGGCGATCAGAGCCGAATTAGTAACCCATCTTGGCTTCTTTTCTATTTCTTTTTTTTTGGCTTATTTTCCTCAGAATCGTTACTCAATTCAGCACCAACAAGTTCCAGAGCAATTCGCATGGCATCCTCTGTTGTTCCTTCGAAATTGTCTGGCAACCCCTCGCCGTTTTCGGAGTGTTCATTGCTTGCGGCTTCTTTGATAATTTCAAGCGACCCATGACTTGTTATTGCGTAGGTTATGATTTCAGACATAAGACCATGCCGTCTTTCGTGATCCCGCAAGGCTTGGATTCTTTCAGCGGATTCTATCTCCGCTTCTTTCAAGTCTTTTATGAGTTGTTTTCTTTGGTTTGACCATAACCGGTCGCCGATGCAAATCATTTGTCTAGGCGATAACCTAGAAAGCCATGCAGTTCCACCGGCAACCGGTACTTCAATTCGTTGATGTTTCATGCTGTAAGCATATCACAAAACCGAAAGTCATGGGATTATCCCCAAGTTTCGGTAACATCACCGGTGAAAGTAAAGTCAAAAGAAATTGTTGCGTCGCCTGTTTTTGAAGAAGAAACAGAAACGCCTGAAATAACCGCAGTTCCAGAAAATGTATTTCCTGTTTGTGCAGTTAGTGTAACTGTAACTGTGTCGCCTGTTTCAAAATAATCTGTTGAAGCGTTGCCGATGTTCGGTGCGGCTGAGTCGCTCATAAAACCTGAAATGCTTCCTGTATATGTCGGAACACCGCCACGCACATTTGTGCTTTTGTCGCCGTATGCTGTTACATCATTTACAACTCGGCTAATTGTCATTGACCAAGCGTTTGATGTTATGTTATGTGTTCCAAAGGTAACGTTTCCTTCGTTGCCGACTATTCTTGCCATTTTACTTTCCTCGTTCTAGGTTGTTGTTGCTTCTATTGAATAAACGCTTTCGCTTGCTATGATTTGGTCGAATACGGTTCGCCTATCCCGATCCAAGCAAATCACGACAGTATTATTATCATAGCCAGTCGGGGCAAGGGTTGTTTGGTTGAGCAATGTAAACAACTTCGCCTCAATATCTCCAATAGCGGCTGAACCCAAACGGCGGTGCCCATATATGGTGAGGATCACTTGCGATTTTTCTATGACTGTTCCATTGTAAAGACCGGCGACCGGAGTGCTTGTTACTTCGTATGTTAGTAGCGGCAATGCTTCGTCGTCGCTTCCCTGCAATTCAAAGATACGACCACCGACCGCCGTGTAAAGCGAGCCAGCACTTTGGTCGGTTGTTAGTTTTGTATATAACGCTGTTTTTACTGCTTGACTCATTTCTTAAAACTCCTGACCGCTTCACGCACTAACCGTTTTGCGTCAAGTCTTGAGATTATCATTTTATTCGTTTTTCTTCGCCAAGACAATCGACCGTCCATGTAGTTTCGCCGACCTATATCTGTTCTTTTGACAAGTGTTGCGGCATATCGTACATTTGAAGAAACGACCGTAATTAAAACACCTCCACGACGTTTGATATTAGGCTCGGCAAACCAACTGCGAGCCAAAGTGCCTGTCCTGTTGTATGGGATTTTAGAGCCTTTTGGCGAAGCCGGTGGTGATTTTCCTGTTGTTCTTAAAGCCGTTGACAAGTTTCTTCGAAGAATTGCCCCTGATTTTAAAAGATTCTTCTCAAGAGCATTAAAAAACGCCGCTTGAAACTTTGCGGTTTCCAAGTCTACGGTTGTTTTGATGTCGATGTCCATTACTCGACCTCCACCAAGTCGACTATCCTTTTTTGCATGTGGTTGTCTTGGTGCAACATAAGGGATCGACGGGAGCCGGTTACTTCAAATGTTCGAGTGGTTCCGGTGTCGGTGTCTTTGAATACTATGCGGTCTTTATGGCTTATTTCAACT